GGGCACACCGCCTTATCAGGACAGCAGAATGAACAGATCCCCGTCAACCATGGTATCGGGCAGAGTTGTTCCGTAAGCGATATTTCGTACAACCGACATACCGCTGCCGTCAGACTTGGCACGGAGATCCCCGGTCATAGTACCGCCGATTCTCTTCAGATAATCCTCCGGCGGCAGTCCTCCGAGCATATTTGCATTCTGTGCCGCGTCAACTGTTGCGAGTGCATCCACCGCACTTGTAACGTAACCGCACAGGTCAGGATCCCCTCGCTTGTCGGATATCATCTTTGCAGTAAGTGCCTCAGCAGTAGAGGGTACTGTCACCACCGCAAGCACAAGGTCTTTTGTGTATTCGGAATCCTCGGGAACATAGTCCACGTCGGATACGGCAAGTAAGCTGAACTCTCCCTCCATGGTGTCAAGTCGAAGCACCACTGTGTATGTCTCGCCTGCTGTAAGGGTGAAAGATGTGTCAGCCTTCTGCCACGCCATATATCCGCGGATCCATGCGATACCCGAGGATATCTTCAGATTCAAGCCGCCGCCTGCTGACGGAATGAAGCTGTCACCACCCCAAACGCCGTCCTTGTAAAAGCAAGAGATCATCCTTGCAAAGAATGACGAGTCAACCGCTTTGTTACCTCTCGGATAGCCGTCCGCTGTTTCTACGATCTCGGTAGAATCAAACATTCCGCCGCTGACCGTTTTCTTAATTTCAGCCATTGTTTCCTCCTGTTATTGTTAGTTTATAATTGACTTTTCAGTCTGTCAATGTATCTTATTTCCTCACCGAACAGGGGGAACACCGTCTTGACTCCGTTTTCACACACGGTATCGACCCCGGTCAGCCTCATGTCAAATGACATTCCCAGAGCCTCATCAGCCACGTCGCAGATGTCTCCGAGAAAGTAGTCCACACCGTATCTCGGGAGCGCATCCCCATCACATTCCGCACTTAAGGAGAGCCCTGCATTAAATTTCCGGAGCACAGATTCACCTCTGCACACAAGTGCTTCCTTGTACAGCTCTGCTGTGGCAAACGAACCGGCGGCAATGTCCCCCGCGTGGTAGTACATCTCACGAATCTGTCCGCCGTCGCTCTTGTCGACAGTCACAACGGTGCCGTCCTTCCCCTCGACGAAGATATAATTCTTCATTCTGCTGCTGTCAGACTCAAGCCTGATAGAGCTGATGTTGCCAAATGAAGAAGAGAATATCGCAGGCTGGATCCCCTCCTCTCTCGGTCCGTCCACTGTTCTGTTCTTACCATTAATTACACGAAACACAGGCTCACGGCTTTCAGGATCAAGTTTTACTGAAAACGATGCGCCGAAAGGCTTCAGAACAGAGTACAGCCAGTCGGAAATACAGTTGTACTCATAGGCAAGAGATGCGTATCCGCTGACGCTGTCGCTTGTTCCCATCGTAATACCGCAGTCGCGAAGATTGTCTGTGACTACGAATTCCGTGATGCTTGCCACATCACCGGTAAATACCCCCTTGCCCCTTATCACCCGGTCGGAAAGCAGTGATTCAAGCAGCCTGCCGCCCATCTCGCAGTCCACATCATCGTCAGCTATTATGTAATCTATCCTGCCGCACTTTATCTCACCCTCAGCGGGAGATGTGGAAACGTATGTCGCATTCATCACACGGTTAAGGACTTCACGGGGGAAATGCAGAGTGAATGTGCCGATCTCGAAATACCGCTCGCACCAGACAATGGAGGTGAACGTGTCAATAGGCCCATCGATTATGGAGAAATTATCATCCAAAAAATACAGATCCATATGCCACCTCACACGCCGAAGTAAAGGGGAGCGTATTCAACCCGAGCATCAATGTACTCGCCGCCGCTTTCGGCAGTAATGTTGACCACCGATTCCCCTGACGGCAGAGTGAAGAATGTGCTGTTGCGGTCGAAAATAAAGCAACGTTCACCGTTAAGGTATATATTCTTCATAGCAGGTCTGGTGTCGATAGCCAGAACGTCGCCGTCTTCAAGGGTAAATGGACAACGGATAAACTTTTCCCCAAGGCTCACAGTAGGAGACACTACCTGCCCGCCGTTGGCAACGATTATTGCAACAATACCGCATTCCGTGTCACCGCTGTTATTGAGAGTGGCATGATCGGTCTTGCCGTAGAGCCCTGTGGTAACGCCTCCTTCGGCAGTAAAGTTCATGGGGAATGTGAGAAGCGGCATAGCACAGTAATACTCAGCACGCTTCTTTGAGATATCGCTGAAGAACACAGCAGGCGCAACAAAATGCAGCGTCATGATAACGTGATCTCCAAGTGTAGCCCTCTCAAACGTCGGTGTTCCGCACGGGATAACCGATATTTTTCTGTGAACTCCAAAAAGTGTCACGTCAAGCTCACCCTCCTTTTGGGGATCAAGCATTGACACGATCTCCCGTCGCAACCCGTTGCTGCACAGGCGGTCGATCTCCGCAGTGATTGACAATTCTCGCTCCGCAAGCCTTCTCGTTGAGGCATATCCCCCGAAAAGTGATGCATACGGAGTGATCTTTACTTCAAACCCCGTTGAGTCAAAGCCGGAAAGACCGCCGGCAAGCAGCTTGACCGGACTGTCAGGGGATATCTCAAAGGACTTGCCCCCACAGGAGTAAATTATCTTGTATGTGTCTGTCATTACCTGAATAACGCCTCACTTTCACGTCTTTTTCGCTTCGCATCACGGTAGTAGGATACCTCGTTACGGGTATATTCTCGTTTGCTTTTCTTCTCTGCCTGCTTTTCGCCGTAATACTTGTTCTTCTTGTTCTCGCCGGTGCTCATATATGCGCCACCAATTCCTCTCTGATGCGGGAGAATTCATCGATCTGTCCGCAAAGGAATCCAATGAAGCTGATGTAAGCGGATATATGCTCTTCCGCGCTGTCTGACATACCGCAAATGGCACATCCTTCGCCGCTTCCGAACACCTTGTCGAAAAATCCGCTGATCACGCGGCAAACACGGAGTCTCTCTGTCTCATCCCCCTCGAGTTCATGTCTCAGGTCACGCAGTCCGTTGCCAACGGTGACGCAACAGCTGTCGGACGTTATATCAAAGGGGTATTCCCGCCCCCTGTATTCCCATATCTTGTTCATTTCCCTAACCCTCCTGTTCTATATATTCATTGAGTCGGCAACAAAGGTTTTCGTTGATGCCACAAATCTTCCCGCTTCCCTCTTGCCACGGGCTAACAGCTTACCTGTGTGGCAGAGGCAGCCGTTGTTTTTCGACTGTCCTGCAGGTACAACGGAGTATGACCGTTTGTATGCACTGTACGCACCCGGCGTGTCGCTCTCGCAATTGTACAGTACCGTGACCACATCCACCGCGGCATCCTCTCCCACAGCCTCACTTATAGAGATCTTCCATAGCATTTCAGCCCCGGGGGAGGACGAGCGAATATCCGCCTCATAGCTTATCTCAGGAGAATATCCGCACACGTCAGCCTCAGTCACGTTTTCGTGAAAATACCGTCTCTCATAAATATTCGGCTGCAGATCCTCGTCAAATCGGAAGAATCCCTCACCGACATCGCACCATCCGTCAGCTGTGCCTATGTAATATCGGCGCACAGAGGCAGTACCGGCAGTCACTTGAGCATATTTCAGCAAATACTCCGCCCTGTACTCCGCCTCTCCGTTTTTCTGAACGTTAACTTGACGTGCACCTTTCACGGGAACTACATACCCCGCCGCCCCGCCTAATGTGACAGTACGGGCTCTGAGGTATCCGTCTGCCATTGCGAGAAGAACCAAGGCATCGGCACGGTCACTTGAGGTATCGCCGCATCTGACAGCCACCTCAAATCCGACAGAGGCATCGGTAAATTCGTCTCCGTCAGAGATCTCCCCTGTCAGAAACACCGCACCGCAATCCTCTCGCCACACCTCGGGCATGAAGGTCATCTCTCCCATCTCCCCGAGGATATCGCAAATTATCTGCGGTATTGTTTTGTTATTCATAAGTCTACCGCCTTTCCGTCACATGAGAGAGAGGCGCACATGGCACAGACCCTCTCCGCCGTCAGTGAAGTATTCCGCCTCAGTCACACGCAAGGATCGCCGGCCAATGACGCAAATATCTCCTCTCGAGCATCTCGGCAAGGGTACGTCCGCACCAATCTCGTCGCGGCAACGGCTGACTGCGGGGAAAAAGTACAGCACCGTCACTCGGGTAGCTCTGCCCTCAGCATTCCAGCCCTCAGCCTCTCTGATACCGATACCCTCAAGGGAATATTCCTCGTATTCCGCTGTATAGTCTCGCTCGGACGGGTCTCCGAGAAAGTGTCTGTATCGGGCACGCTCTCTCAAAAATCTTCCAAAGCTCATTGTCTCACCTCAGATCCATCTTGTGAGAAGTCCGCACTTCAGTAGTCGCGCGATTGCCACCGGACACACCGCCTGACCACCAACCGTAACGCTTGATGCATCACGGTAAGTTACCTTTGCGTCCCCAAGCTCCTCGCTGATAACTGCCGCTCCGTCGGACTCCATGTACTGTAGCTGATCTTCAGCCGCCGCCGCAAATTCAGACTGCTGCTCACGGCTCATATCCTCTACAGTTATCGGGTAGATGAGGGAAAGAAGAATATCTTCCCCTCGTCTGTCATTGCTCACGCTCATGATCTTCACCCGAATCAGCCCAGATAGCGGACTGCGAGCTCGGGGTAAATGGTCTTGAACGCATAAAGCACGTCCATAGACAGCATTTCTCTCTTGAACTTCATGTCATAGCCTCTTACTACACGAAGCGCAATACCGTTGTATGTAGTCACATAGGACTCAACGCCGGCAGGTGCCTGAAGAGGTCTTGTAATGAACGCGAACGCATCGGGATGGAACACAAGGTTCGCCGCGTGACTGCCGATTGCTGTTACTTCAGCAGATGCAGACGCAGTAACCTTCGGGTAAACGGATACTGTAACCTTTGTGCCGGATACTGTGCCGTCCGCTGTTGCTACATAGTTCTTGCCGCCTATCTGGAGAATATCACCCTTGATGATCTTGCCGTTACCTGTGAAGTTCATTGTAATGCTGCCTGCATCGTTCGCTGCGGATGCAAGAGTAAGAGAGAGACCGTCAGCAGTTGTCTGATGGTTGCAAACAGCCTGAGACATATAGTTCTCAATGCCGAACACCTTACCGATCGCACCTGTGCGGAGAGCAGAGCTGGAGCCGCACTTTTCCGCATTAACGATTGCGGGAACCTGCTTGAGCTGAGATGTTGCAAGGGGACTCCACACAGCGCGTCTTGTGCCTGCGGGAACCTTGTTCATGTCAAGAGCATAAGAAGCGGAAGCGATGTCGTTAAGACCTGCGGGAGTTGTACCTGCCTCACCCGCAATAGTGGGAATGTCCTTATAAAGGGAGAGACCCTCTGCGTTGATCTTTTCCGCAAGAGCAGCTGCCGCGGGCTCAATGAACATTCTCACCACGGAGTCAAAGTCACACGCCGCCTCGATTGCGCCAACCTGCATATCAACTGTTGCAAGATGGTCAAGAGTCACGTCAATGGTGTCCTTCTGCATATTTTCCGCAGTTACACCGGTTGTTGCGTCAAATTCTGTTGCGGTAAGCTTAACGGGGCATCTTACAGATACTGTGTCCCCCTGCTTTGCCGCGCTGCCTTCGATGTTCTCCTTATATACAAGATTCGGGAACACCAGGTTGTCGATCAGTCTGGGCAGCGCCTCTCTCGCGATCTGCTTTACTGAAATATCAAATTTTGCCACTTTTTCTACCTAACCTTTCTGTTTTTTGTTGTTGTGACAGGCGGCATCACGAGGCTCATTTCATACGCTAACACGTCCGTTTCCTCCTGCCGCCATTTTCGTTACATTCGTTTGATCTGCTTGTAATAATCCCTGTCACTCATGGTGTCGGGGTCAAGGCTCTCGCCGCCGTGGGAAAAGCCGGTTCTCATTCGCGGACCTGATACGGCTGCCGGAGAATTCACCTTTGCGTTGAACAGGTACGGATCACTTTCACGAAGGGCTGTGATCTGCTCGGAAATGCCGTGAACCCCCTCGTCGTCAACAGTCACCGCCCCCATGTCGATTATTTTTGACACAAGTTCTCGGTTTCGCACGTCTGCACGGTCAAGCTCTCGCTCAAGGGCAGAGCTGCATCGAATGGTGCGTATCTGCTCCTCATAAGCACGGCGCATCTCACCTGTGTCACCAAACTCAAGTCCAAGCTCGCCCGCTTTAATGAGAAACTCGTCATAGGACAGCTTTCCGCCGCCGAAGATTTCGGACATATCAGCCATTCAGATCCCCTCCTATCCACTTGCCGCGGTATTCATCCACCGAGATGACACCTGCCTCAAGCTCGGCAAGATCTCTTGCTCTCTGGCTTTCCGTGTCATTCCAGTATGAGTCGTCGAAGGTGACTTTCACCGCCGCATTCTTGTCAATGGGCAGTCCGCAAATCTCCGCACCGTACCACAGGAGAGCTTCCACAACACCACGCAGGAACAGCGCCACATTTTTCTGATGCTTTGACGCATTCTGGCGCATATCCTGTCTCTCTCCCATGTACTGGGTAGCTGTAAGCTTTGCACGACCTCCCATATCTCCGAATGTGTAGTGATGAGTGCCAAGTCCGCATCTGAATGACAGATAGTTAAGCTGACACTGAACAGCCTCGGCGTTTTCCGCGGTGCGAAGCTCTGGATTGTGCTCCGTGATCATCGGGTGCTCGCTGAAATCGGAGTCTCCGATAGTCACAAAAAGCTGCTGTGCCACGTCGTCCGGGGTGAATACGTTGCCGTACTCGTCGCGGTTCACAAGTGACTGATTGATGAATACCTTCTTACCGCCAAGCTTTATGTCTCGGCAGAAGTTGTTGAATGCAAGGTCAACCCCCTTGAGGCAGTCTGTTGCATCAGCGAATACCGACACACCGAGACCAACCGTCGGGTCGATGTTGTTCTGAATGTTCGGTGTGAGGATCGAGAACAAGGGAACGCTGGACATAGTGTGTACTACCGCGGGGCAATTCCCGAGGGGTACATCGGATCTCACCAGCCCGCCGTCCTCTCTCTTGTAGAACTCGTTTGAGATAACGTATCCGTCCTCCTCAAGGCAGTGGATCTCGAGATAAATATAGTCCTCTCCTCTCCATCTGCACTCGGAAACAAATGCCGCCTCAATTATTGATCCGTCACGAACACTCAGGGGAATAATGTGCGCCGCATCCACAAATTCAAAGGTGAACGCCGCGTCTCCCGCGAGAATGCATCCGTCTTCATCATAACCGCCTGATATGCGAAGGATCGCCGCACCTGTGCCTACAGCAAATGCTTTTTCCACAAGTCGGTTGGCATGAGCCATAAAGTCCGTCGCACCGAGCACCTTTTTTGCGAACTCTGCCCCTGCCTCATCATCAATAGTAATGGCAGTTCTGTCGTTGAGCAGGATGGCAGCCCAGTCCTCCGCAATCTTCTTCGCCATGTTCATGCGGTACAGCTCACGGCGAATCAGTCTGCCGCCGGCGCCGTTTTCGGTAAACTCATGGAAAAAGCGGTTGTACCCCTTCCACCATGATTCCCATTCGTCGATCTTACTGTAATATGCCGTGTTCGCAGCACCTTCTCCGAATCTCTCGGCAATGATCGACAAGATTTCCTCTCCTATCATGTTTCCTCCCAAATTTTAATTGATCTTTCCCATGTACCTCTCAATGGAGTATTCCATAGCGTCAAGTATGTCGATGTCCGAGGTGAAGTTGTCAAGTCTCTTGTCTCCCTCACTCTTTTCATCCCACACAGCACCTGAAAGTCCGTCTCTGAGCAGTACACAGTCTCTCAGCAGGAAAAACTTCCCCGCTGACATAAGTGATACGACAAATGCGATTCGGTCAGAGATAGGGCGCTTGGCAGAGTCCATCACCGTAATGCTACCGAGTTCTGCATCTCTCGCCAGGTGGCGTCGGAGTCCGTTTATGAGATACTGGGCTTCGCAGTCGGCGAATATGTATTTGATGTACACACCCTGCCACCGCTGATGGATCCGGCGAATAAAAGCAGAAAACTCACCGTTGATCCTGCCCGAGTCGATCTCACCCTTGCCACCGGAGATAGCATGCTCACCAATCACCGCAACACCGCCGTATCTGCCGCCCTCACCCCGAAGGAGCGCTGTTGCTACAAAGGTGGTGCGGGATCGGTTGCCTCCGAAGTCAATGCCCACCGTCACGAAGTCAATATCTGCTACCGGAACGTCATCTATGGTGAACGAAGCGGGATCATCTGCAAATCTTCTGTAGATAAGTCCCTCTGCGGCGCACCTTTCCCCAAGGATGTCGCGCCTGTACCAGACAGAGCTCGGGTCGTATTGGGCGGTGATCTCCCGAAGTCTCTCCGGACTTATAACCGGGTTGTCACGGATGGTAAAGTGAGCGTAATTGTAGTACTCGGGCTCGCCTACGTCAGCAAAGCGGTCGATGTAATCGCTGTAAATAAAGTGATTCGGAGACGACGGGTTCAGATCCCAGAAGATCCTCCTGTCCCGAGCCGCAAGCTGACGGTTGAATGCCTCCTTAATGAAGCTGTCCGAATGGAGATTGATCTCCGTGGCTATCCACATTCCGTAGGAGTTGCCTCGGATACGCTTGAAGGAGTCGGCATTCTTTCCGCCTGAGAAAATTATGATCCGCTCACCCACAGCAGTCTGCACACGGAGTGCATCATTTCCGCGGTATTTGGTCCAGGCACAGCGACCCTCGAAAATGTGCTCAAGTCCGAGACCGTTGCACTCCCCTATGTTCAGCTTTGCGTTGCCGAGTGTTGACCCACTTGCAAGATGCAGTTTGTCCGGGGACCTTTCAAGGAGTGCCGCGAAGACGAACACGTTATCAATAGTCTTGCCTGCGCGAACAGCACCTTCCGCCACGTTGACGGTTGATCGGTAAGCCTGCCTCATGTACTCACGATGCCGCGCACCGAATACGTACCCCCCACGTGAGGTGATCTTATTCACACAATCGCCGCCCGCCACTTTCCCACCCTCGCAGCCCTGTGTGCCGATCCTCTTACTCATCACCGAATATATCCGCGCGGATAGAATCGATCTCTGGATCAGCCGTCGCCGCGCTTTCCTTGGGTTTTGCCGCCTGCAATTTGTTCCATATGTCGAAATACAGCTTGATAGCCTGGATATTTCCATCCTTCGCACTGTCAAGCAGTGAATTCCAGATATACGGAGCATCAGCCTGTGCAAATCCCCTCGCCAGCGAGGACGCATATTCTGAAAACCGCCCGTCGCGCACCCATGCGGTAAACTCCTCCTCGGTAACGCCATATTCTGCGATTATCTCGCTGGCGGGCTTGCCGTATCTGACCATTGCATAGGCAACATCCGCCTGTCGGTCAGTGATGCCGTACTGTTCAGAGGAGCTGCCCGCGCAAATATCTGTTTCTTCCACCGGATTCCTCCTTTCCTCTGCCGTGCCCATATTGTAGCACACGAACATATGTTCTGTCATCTCGTGTTTTTCCCGCAGTTTTCCCAT